TTTCATGATACTTTGTCTGTTTTATATCGTGATAATCAAATAGATAGATGGCATGAAGACAAAGTTAGTACAGAGCGCGAACGCTCAATTTTTCTGCGTTCTATTAATAAGTATGAGGCTAAATGGAATGCTACTCGAACTAATTATAATTCTCGACTATTCCAGGATTTTAAAGGTAAATTAATGCAGGAAGTCGAAGCTCCACCACGGGGTTTCACCCCAATACCGCTGAATGCGGATCCGCTTGATTCTTTACAAGAACCCATACATCCCGAATCAATGGAGTTGTTTTCCTGGGATGCTATGGTGGAATTAATGGCTGATATATCAAAGATGTTCGATGATGCTGCATCCACTTTGGGGAGTAGACGCGATCTATATCAAATTGAAAGGTGTATTTTTCATTTCATCCGACTATTCGAATGCACTAATATGAGTCAATTAATATTGCATGTCACCGACTGTACACATGAGATTGTAGGAGTCAGTGTCATACAGCAGGTTAAGACCATGTTTGATTTTTATAATGAGTAAGTCATTCCAGAATCTGGGTGCGATTTTGTTGAGTTATTACGGAGTTCACTCACTAACTGGAAGAGCTTACAGCGGAGCCAGGTCTTGAAACATTTGAATTTTCTGATTAGTTGCCTTATAACAATGCAATTATGCAATTCTCGTACTCTTAGTTGGAGTATTGGTGGGTTGAGTATATTCAAAGCCAAGGCTTTGGACAAAACCGCAAGCGCATCAAATATTATAACAGCTGCTTTTGATAGTATTGTGTTTTTTGTGGAAATGGGTTATCAGTGTTTTCTACAGAAATCAGTGGAACCCTTATTTGAAACGGAAGATGAAATCACACAGTTCGAACGTGATTTCTTCTATTTAGAGAAACACATTGATAATATCGAATGCGGAAATTATAAAGCTTGCACCGGTTATGATGAGGACCACTATGGTCGTCTATTAGCGAAAAGTGAAGAGAAAATAGATCATTTACACGCTTGCGCGGAAGATCTGCAAAGTAAAACGCTCTTAGGACAATATAGGAGGAAAATCAAGATGTTTGTTAATCAATTCCACGCCTTTAGGAGTGGTGCTGGTTTGCGGATAACACCAGAATCAGTTATGTTATATGGTGACACATCAATTGGTAAATCCAGTCTCCTTAAGATAATTATGAAGTTGTTTTTTGCCGCAATTGGCGAGGAGTATTCAGACGATTTGGTT